CTACGAAGAGATTGTCCTTTTCTTTGATTCCGACGAAGCTGGCAAGGCAGCAGCAGCCGAATGTGCTCAGCTGTTCAGCCACTCCAAGATCTTTATCGCCACACTCAGTGGTTACAAAGATGCCAACGAAGCAATCGTTGCCAAAGACCCTGATGCCATACGTCAAGCGTTTTGGCAGAAGAAACCCTACTCTCCAAAAACCGTCATCGACGGAAGAGACCTCTTCGATCTGGCAGCTCGCCCTTTACATGGTCGCGATGCTGACTGGCCTTTTAGTGGCCTTGATCAGCTTACTAGCGGACTACGACTGGGGGAACTCGTTACTGTGACGGCTGGTTCTGGCGTGGGCAAAAGCACCTTTTGTGGTGAAGTTGCTCAAGCATTGGTTGACCAGTCCCAAAAGGTTGGCTACATTGCTCTTGAAGAGTCACTGCAACGCACTGCTCTTCGCTTGATGTCTGTCAAAGCACAAAAGCCTCTGCACCTCAACAATGAGCTGCCACCAGAAAAACTCAAAGAAGCCTTTGATGCCTCGCTTGGTACGGGGCAGGTCTTCCTCCGTGATGGCTTTGGTTCGGTTGATCCTGATGCGATCCTTAGTGACTGCCGATTTATGGCGCAAGCTAAGGAGGTCAAGTGGATCATCCTCGACCACCTCTCCATTCTCATGTCTGGGAATGAGTCGCACGACGAAAGGAAGTTGATTGACGTTACAATGACTAAGCTTCGTTCCTTTGTTGAAGAGACAGGAGTTGGCATGATTCTGATCAGTCACCTCAAACGTCCTCAAGGAGATAAAGGTCACGAAGACGGTCAGCAGGTCAGCCTTGGACAGCTACGAGGCAGTCACAGCATTGTTCAGCTATCCGACATGGTTGTTGCTATCGAACGCAATCTTTCCTCTGGGCACAGTCACGCTGCTGTGCGTGTGTTGAAGAATCGCTTCAACGGACAGACAGGTAAAGCATCCACTATTGTTTACAACCAGGAAACTGGTCGTATGATTGAAGATCTAAATGCAGAATTTGATGGCTCATCCTCATCCAAACGATCATTTGACGGAGCATCTGACCCCTTTGGAGAATATTAAACTAGATGCTGTTTGTACCTGCGGTTGCAACGCCTTCTTTTATTCGGAAATGGACCCAGATGGCTATTTCTGTATGGAGTGTGGTAAGCCGGATCCAATCACGCAGCAAACCCTTGACACAGAAGAACCAGGGTACTGGGGCCTATGATTAGGTTAGCCTTCGACATTGAGACGAACGGCTTGCCCAGAAAAGGCATGAGCTGTGTCCACTGCATCGTCACCAAAAACCTTGATACCGGAGAAGTCCTTCGGTACAACGACAGCGGTACTCACGAGTCTGTGACTACTGGTGTCAACATGCTTGCTGAAGCAGACCTCCTTGTCGGTCACAACATTGTTGGCTTTGACATACCAGCTTTGCAAGAGATCTACCCCTTCTTTGAACCAACGTGTAGCCTGCTGGATACACTGATTCTTAGTCGGATGTTCTATCCAGACATCCTATCCATTGACTACCGCAGACGCCCTACGGCTATGCCTGGTAAGCTCTATGGACGCCACAGCCTTGAAGCCTGGGGCTATCGCCTCGGTGATTACAAGGGTGAGTTTGGTAAGGACACTGACTGGTCTGAGTGGTCCCAAGAAATGGAGGACTACTGCGAACAGGATGTTCATGTGGTTGAAACCCTTTATCGACGCACCTTTGTTGAGCGTCTGGATGACAAAGGTATGAACCGCCTGGATCGCCACGCAGAAGCCATCAAGCTAGAGCATGACCTAGCAGCCATCATGGCTAAGCAGGAAGCCTCTGGCTGGCCGTTTGATGTTGAGAACGCACAGAAGCTAGAATCCACTCTCAGAACAGAGATGGATAAGCTTGCCGACCACATGCGAGAAACCTTCCCGTATGTAGACGGTGGGGAAATGACCCCCAAGCGTAACAACAAGACCAAAGGCTACTTCGAGAACGCTCCATTCTGTAAGATTAAGGAGTTCAACCCCACAAGCCGCCAGCACATCGCTTGGGCATTCCATACTTGGAGGGACTGGAAGCCTGATCAATTCACAGATACCGGAGCACCTAAAATTGACGAAGGAGTCCTACAATCCATCGACACAGAAGAAGCCAGCACCTTTGCTCGGATTCTTGAGCTACAAAAAGCCCTCGGGCAGCTCAGCGATGGAACAAACGCGTGGCTTAAAATGGTCACAAACGAAGGAAGGATCCACCATACTTGCCAACTTGCAACCAACACCGGACGCAACGCCCATTCCCGACCAAATCTTGGCCAGACGAGTTCAGACCCTCGTTGTCGTCAACTTTTTGGTCCTGGTAGCGGTATGCGTCAGGTTGCTGCCGATGCTTCCGGCTTGGAGCTGCGGATGCTTGGTCATTATCTCAGTTACTTTGATGGTGGTGCGTTCGCTGACGTTGTAGTCAACGGAGACATTCACCAACAGAATGCTGATCGAGTTGGCTGTACCCGCAAAGAGGTGAAGACCCTAACCTATGCCTTTATTTATGGGGCATCCGATAAGAAAATCGGAACAAGTCTCGACAAATCGTTAAGCGAAACTGATGCCAAAAAATTGGGCAAAAAAATTAGGGCGAAATTTCTCGCAGCAATTCCAGGACTCGAAGGTCTCCTTGACGCTATTGGGCGTCGTGCTGAGTCTGACATTATTGTTGGCTTGGATGGCAGGCCAATCAAACTCCAGGGGAAGCGACACGCAGCGCTTAATTACTGCTTGCAAAGTGCTGGGGCAATCGCCTGTAAGCGGTGGAATGTAATCCTTTACGATTGGTTCCAACAAAACGGCTACGTCTGGGGCGTTGATTATCAATGGCTTGGATGGATCCATGATGAAATTCAACTCGCTGTCAAACCACAACTAACCAAAGATGTCAAGTTCGCGCTCGAATGGTCAATCGTCCAAGCGGGCGAATACTACGACCTCAAAGTCCCACTCGCAGGGGAAGCAAAAGACGGAGAAACCTGGGCCGATTGTCATTGAGCCAGAGCTTCGTATTGACGCGGACTTCTACGCATACCGAACGTGCCAAGTCAACGAACAAGAGTTGGATTGGGGCGAAGATCTCATCACCATTGCTAGTAACTTCCAAGAAGTACTGCGTTGCTTTGAAGGTGAGATTGAAAAACTAAAGAGGCGGTTCGACACTAAACGTGTCTTGTTGTTCTTCTCTGATAGTAAGAACTTCCGCAAATCAGTAGACCCTGATTACAAAGGGAAACGCACCAAGCGTAAGCCTGTCGGGTACAAGCGGCTTCTTGAATGGTGCAAACATCATTACAAGACAATCCGTTATGAAAACGTTGAAGCCGACGACGCCTTGGGTCTGGAATGTCATCTCGATCCTCGCGATTTTATTCTTGTTAGTCCTGACAAGGACATGAAACAGATCAGCTGTAACCTTTTCAATGGTGACGAGCTGACTTATACAACTCCTGAAGAAGCTGACTACTGGTTCTGGCGACAGTGCCTGACGGGTGACCCGGTGGATGGCTACAAAGGTGTTCCTGGTATCGGTGCGAAAGGTGCCGAAAAGATACTTGCCAAAGCCGAAGATCCATGGCAGGCTGTTGTTGCCTCTTACGAGAAAGCAGGCCTGACACTTGATGATGCCATTCGCAACGCACGTCTTGCTCGGATTCTCCGCCCTGGTGAGTACAACTCAACCACTAAGGAGCCAATCCTATGGACCCCTCCATCATCTACGGGCTCGACGTAGCACTTGTTGCTTTGATCATTTATGTAGTAGCCCCTGATGCCTTTGAATACGTTTACATCCTCATCACCGGACTACCCACATGGGTGGCACTTAGAATCAGAGGAACTCAACTCAAAACCAGACTCTGGATCGAGCGACAATCTTTCCGACCTGGAATTTTGGGACGATTACTTACAGAAATCCAGCTCTTTCAGATTCAGAGAAACCCTGCCTACCGTGACCTCTTCGACCAAATCAAGTCCCAGTCATTACAAAAGAGGGACGATTGAAGTCTGGGACTTTATCATTGATCAAGACCTGGACTACCTTGCTGGCAATTGTATTAAGTACATTTGTCGCGCAGGGTACAAGGGTGAAGAGACCGAGCTAGATGACTGGCTCAAGGTCCAAGCCTATGTCAACCGCAAGATCCAACACCTCCAGTCCAAATGAAACCACTGTTCCAGCAAGCCATCGAGTTTCGAGTGGCTATGGGTCAGCCTCTGAACACTTCCGATGAAACGGTTCACGAGCTTCAGCACCGCCTTATTCGGGAAGAATGGACTGAGTTTGACGAAGCTTTCGATCATGAGTTTAGTGATCTTGGTTCTTTGGATGAGAACAAAGTAAACCAACTCAAAGAACTTTCTGATCTGGTTTTTGTTTGTTATCAATTTGCAGCTGCTCGTGGCTGGGACTTAGACACTGCGATGAACCGCGTGTTTGAGTCAAACATGAGTAAACTCGTTGACGGTAAACCCCTTCGCCGTGACGATGGAAAAGTATTGAAGGGACCAAACTACCAACCTCCTGTTCTCGACGACCTCATCTGACAATGACAACCCCTCAAAAGATTGCACGCACTGGCCGTGTTCAAAACTGGATTGATAATCCTGAATCACGCCTTCCCGTCTCGTGTACCGTCTTTGTTGTTGATGACAGCATGGAGGGACCGGAGGGTATTGAAGCCAGCTGGCGCTACGTCAGCCACGCCCTACGCAATGGTGCTGGTGTTGCTGTCCACCTTTCCAAGCTCCGCCCCAAGGGACATGAGAATGGCAAGGGCTTGACTGCTTCTGGTCCGGTATCCTTTGGTCGAATCTATTCTACTCTTAACGAAGTCATTCGACGGGGTGGGCATTATAAGAATGGTGCATGCGTTTTGCACCTAGATTATACGCACGCAGATGCACTTGAGTTCGTTAATGCATCACGAGCTGAGCTGCCCTGGGTTAAGCGTTGTCTTGATGTAGACAGTGAGTTTCTTACCAAAGCATCTGACGAGCTGATTGAAGCTACCCTGGAAGGCATTAAGAAGGGTGACATCTGGCTTAACAAGATCCGTTCCGATGCTTATGGTAATCGTATCTACGGTAATGTGTGCCTTGAGGTTTATCTCCGCAGCCGTGGAACTTGTTTGCTCCAGCATATTAACGTTGGAGCATGTAAACCAGAAGAACTTGCGGATGCCTTTGTTGATGGAATGACTTCCCTGGTCAAGCTTCACGGGGAAACCGGTGTAGGTGAGACTGGAGAATACCTTCCTCCTGAGTCTGACCGTCAAGTTGGCCTAGGTATTCTGGGTCTGGCTAACTTCCTTTGCCAGAACGGTGTAACTTATAAAGAGTTTGGAAACGCCCTAACCCAATTCCATTCTCATCAACCGGAGGACACTCCGGCTTATCGCCTTGTATCTGAACTCGCAAAAGCAATTGAGTTGTCGTCA